TGTATGTGCCTACGTACTGGACGGTAGACGCTAATGTGGAGACACCTGAGTATATGTGAGAGCTCTTAGAATCAGAGACGCCTGACTCGAGCTCAATTGCACAGAGGAAGCTTCCCACGTCCGAATCTTCAGCATCTGTTGTGGCGGCGTCCACAGACACATCAAGATTACCAGCTGTCAATCCGTCTGGGTTTTCAAGTGAATATGGGTTTTGAATAATAGTTCCAGAGTTCGGTTTGATGTTGGCACTACGAGACGTTCCCAAGAACTGAGCACCTGGAACATTACACTTAACATATCCATCATTTAGACTGGAACCCTTTGTAAAATCTACCAACGAATGTGACGCCAGAAGCATCTCGGCAACACACTCACTACCAAATCTGTGATCTCTCATGATTGGTCTTGCTGGGAACATTTCAGTATTGATAAGTAGATTATATTGTTGGAGACCGGCGGCACATCTGTTTCCAAGTGAATACCTTTGTTGCGAAAGGGTGCTTGATGTCCGACGATGGCATATGATTACTCTTTCTAATGAACTGACCGAGTACCCTAACGAGGCTGTCAATTGAGAATTTGTTGCTTGAAGAGTAGCAGACGAATGCATATACGAAGTCGCCAATATATCATATTTTCCTCCGGTCATTTCATCTATACTTGCTTGGGCTTCTGGTGACAGCTCAGTTGCCTGATACACGAGTTCCACATCACTAATTTGATAATTAACAATATCATTAATCGCATCCACACGAAATACAACACCGGCCTCTTCAAGTGTGAACCGCAGTTTAAGTGGGCTCAAACTGAACAGGGGAAATAATCTATGTGGGGATGACTGACTTAATGGATTAAGAATTAATGGTAGGCAATAGATACGTTCCAAGTCGCCAGGGTCAATCGCGGCACCACGCATCAATCCTTCAGTTCCGGCAATAGCACTGCCAGTTGATGTCTTCCATTCCTGAGACGCATCGGTGTCAATCATGGCACAGGCAAGGACATTGAACCGATCCAAATCGCATATCTTGGCCCCAGCGGTTGTAACTTCCATACGACGGATGAAACCATAAGCACCGGAGCGGTCAAGGTCACATTTGACTGCGGCAGTATCACCAGCATTACGGCACAGAGATGTCATCTTAAATTTTAAATAACATTGGTTTGAGTTCCAATACGTACCGGCTTGGTTCGCTGGGAGCTCGAACTCTATTACACTGGATGGAGAATATATTCCAGCATTAGTTGGTGGCAATTTTACTCTATAACTTCTTGATTGAACGGCTCTTGCCTTCACCTTTGGGAAATCTAATGATTCGCTGAATACTTCTGCCATATAACATATGATTAGATTAAAAATACTTATTTACGACGACGTTTGCGGTATGGTCCATCATCAATGAACTCTTCTTCATCATCAGATTCACTTTCGGATTCCTCATCAGTTACAAGTTCTTCTTCATCATCATCTGGTTCATCAAGATATTCAAGTAGAGTAAGGAATGGATCCTCATCCATATATACACTGGCTTCAACAATCTTATCATCCTTCACGGCACAGTAGTGCAGCACACCGGCACAGCATCGCCATGACTCGTAGTCAACACCGAGTTCTTCAAATTGTTCGTGGATGGCAAGGGCAATGTAGAATTGGGAGCTCATATTACTATAGGTTGAGATAATTTTTTGAGTTAGAATACCACAGATAATATATACTGCTATGATATATCGATGGATTTTGTAACATACTATAGATTTTTGAAACGAAATCAGATTCCATTTGTCTATTATAAATATGGAGATAGGGTTAAGATAATGTCTAAGGTTACACGGTATGAGTATGTGATGACAAATTTTGAGTGGTTCCATGTCCACCATCTCATAGGGGAACCAGTACCGAAACTTATGGAGCTTGTGTTTGAACCGCCAGAGGAAAGTTGGATGTATGATAATGAAATGGATCATAGATAAAAATGAATTGCGTTAAAATGCTTAAAGATATTATAAGACGTAATAGTATATAATGCCCCGCAGTTCCGTTGATTATTCTAAAACTATTATGTATAAAATCCAGCATAATGAAGATGAGTCACTCTTGTATATAGGAAGCACGACAAACTTTAACAACCGCAAATCTCAACACAAGTGTGCCTGTATTAATGAAACAGGTCGAGAATATGATCGCAAACTATATAGGATGGTTCGTGACAATGGTGGATGGGATTGTTTTAGTATGGTAAAGATTGAAGATTTTCCGTGTGAAAATGGTCGTGATGCTGAAGCCCGTGAGGATGAATTGATGAGGGAACTCAGAGCAACTCTAAACACCAATCGTGCATTTATTGAAGACCCAGCGTCTGAACGACTTATCTATGACCGACGTTACCGAGAGACACATCAAGAACAAATCCAAAATTATCGTCACACACATCGTGAGCAACAACGAGAGTATCGCAAATTATATGATGAGAGGCATGGTTCTACTTATTGCGAGGCGTGTGATTGTGAATTTTTACATCGTCATCTTAATCGGCATCGTCGTACAATCAAACACAACAACAACATTGTCCGTCTTATGGAAGAGGGTGCGGCGGCAAGGGCTGAACAATAAGCACTCAATCTAATAAAATATTTGTAGTATATATATGAATACACTACAAATCACCGAAAAGAGGCAGGACAAACTTAGTGTAGCAGTTACACCAAACAATCTTGATGGAAAATTGGGAGACCTGCCCGATCCGTTACCTGACACGAGTGGATTCAATATTTGCATAATCGGAAGCCCCGGTAGTGGAAAAACCAATCTTCTTTACTCTATTATGACTCGGAAAAAGGTCAAGGGTGTCAGGCAGTCATATCGTGGATTATTTGACCATATCTATGTCATCAGTCCTACCATTGGTGCCAAGAGTATGAAATCAGATCCATTCAGTAAATTGCCACAGGACCAAATCTATAAGGAATTGGATATGCAAGTTCTAACGGAATTGGAGAAGATTTTGGAGAAGAACCGCTCCAATGATGAGCACAGCGTCGTCATCTTCGATGATGTTGGAAGTCAGCTTCGTCGGTCACAGGCAATAGATAAGAAACTGACACAACTCATTCAGAATCGGCGGCACATGTTTTGTTCCACGATATTCTTGGTTCAGAAATATAGGGATTTGGGAACTGGTATTCGGTCTGCCATCTCACATCTGATTACGTTCCGACCAAAAAATTTACCTGAACGTGACGCAATACTTACTGAGATGGTGCCACTTCCACTCAAACAAAGCATCTCGTTGCTGGACTATGTGTTTGAACAGGGTGATGAGGACAAGTACGCGTTTCTATTAGTGGACTTATCACTACGTAAATCAAGCAAGTATCGTTACTTCAAAAAATTCAATGAGCTCAACTTTAATATCTAATCATATTGTATATGCCTTTGCAAAAACAGAAGAAGAAAAAGGCAAAACCAGCATCGGATAAATCTGTCAAGCAAGTTGTGACGCAAGTTGTCAAAGTGAATATAGGAGATACTAAGCCCAAGAAGAAACGCAAACGTAAGACTGGTGGTGGTGTCGCTCGGTCAGCAGCTCCACCACCGATGTTGGCACAAGTACCGCAACAATTTATATATCCGCCACAATCATTTCCCCAAGAGGCACCGATGGCTCCACCGAGACAGGCACCACCATCAATTGAGGTTCCAGCCCCAGTTCCAGTATCGGCACTTAATCGTGTGCTTGGTTCAGTTCCAAGAAGTACACTTGCGACCCAAACGGATGAACCACGATCAACACTTAAACGCTCAATGTCGGAACGACCGAAAGTAACTACTGGTTTTGTGGGACAACCACCACCCATTCCACAGAACACACCAGCACCAAAAATATCACCACCACCATCTATACCAAACCCATTTGGAATAGAACCATCTTTGTCTGCACCACCACTACCAAGAGACGCTCCGATGGTGACTGTCGGTCGTGATAGTGGAAAAGATACTCTTGTTGAACCACCCATGATGATGCCAAATCCAGATGACCCACCGCCAGTTGGTCGCAGTGCCCCATCAGACAAATTGGTTGGGTTTGATCCAAGTGTTATTCAGGCTAAGGCAGAAAAGGCATTGCGTGGTCGTGAGGCAACCAGACGGTCTCGGTCTCGGTCTAAATCAAGAGACCCAAATGACCCACCGAAAATGAGACCAGGACCTAAACCAGGTTCAAAGAATAAGGTTAGTCAAGTTCCAGGACAGCAGGGGATACGGAAATATATTCCAGGACAGGCAGAAGATTTAGGACAACCGAACTTCTAATTTCGTAATTATAATAAAAATATAATATTTGTATAAACTATATAGGATGAAATATATAGTTTGTTGCCACCCAATCTTCGGAGAAAATGCCGTATGTCTTTCTAAGAAGTTAGACATCCCAATCCTCACAAAGCTCGAACCAGTTGCCGGTGATGTATATATTATCTTTGGTGCTCATATGTATTCTGACGAGCTGTTGGAGTTACAACGAAATGTCAAAGTTGGATACATCATTCTAAATGGTGAACCAGAGGGAAATATGTATCTCAAAAAAAAGTCGTATATTCAATTGATGAAGTCCAATCCAGTATATGGATATGACAAGCCATCTGTTGACCATCTCAGATCTGAGTTCGGAATCAACTGCCTATCCAGTTTCTATTTTGAGTTTATGGGAGTTGAAGAGGATGACCATGAGCGACCGATTGATATTTTATTTGTAGGAACAAAATCACCAGAGAGAGAATTGCTCGGTGTAACTTTAGAGAAGATGTATCCATCCAAGAAAGTTCTGTTTGTGTTTGATGATAGTCTACTGGCACCAGAGAAAATGAAGAGTGTACTACTGAATGCGAAGATTGTTATTAATCTTGGGTTCTATAAAAATAAGAGTTTGGAAACTCACCGCATCCATAATGCTTTGAGTGCCGGATGTATGGTTGTGAGCCACAACGATTGTCATCCAGATTTGATTAACTATTACTCGGACTATGTTACATTCACTGAGAACATGTCATTTGAATTTGATTATGATCAAGTGAAACCAAAGAAACCATATAGCGAATTAGTAAAGGATTTAGCAAATCGTTTTCTGCCTCATTTCATTTGGGTCACAGATAAAATCTGCGGTACTATTATAGATGAGGGAAGCGGAACTACGAAAAATATCAAACCCAGAGCGAGTCTTTAAGAAATTCGAGCGGTTCGGATTGGATGGAAGTATTCATATAAGCAACTTAGCTTCTAAGAAATACTATGTGATGACACCGGAAGGTCGTAAGGTTCAATTCGGTTCTACGATGGAAGATTACACCAAACATCGTGACAAGAAGCGTCGCGATAATTTCAAGTCGCGGAATGCAAAGTGGGCTACGGCTTACAAGTATTCACCAGCGTATCTGTCATACCATCTTTTATGGTGAGACAATCAAAAATATTATATAGTGATTATATATAATGTTTAATAACAATGTTTTCGGACCAGTTACAAGTGCTCCGGCAATCATATATAATGACACTAACATGTCATCGGACAACATCTCGTGTACCAACTTGTCTGGAAGTATAGCAACATTTGACCAGTTGAGCGTGGTGACATTCAACCCAATCAGTTTTTCTGCTGATTATGCCGACATCACGAATCTATCATGCGACAATCTCTCTTGTCAGTTTAAATCAACATTCGCTTCCATATCAGCAGACAACATTTCAGCAGATGAAATAACAGTGACCGGAGATGTAAACGCATCAGAGGTCTATGCTGCCAATATTTCGGCTACAACAATAACAGGTGTATCAAATATCAGCACACCAAATCTCTATGTGAATGATACGTTTTTTTACGGTTCTACAGGGACGATAGTATCTTCTCTTGTTACAATGACGAATGATGTGCTCTATCAACTTGGAAATCAGAATTATAAAATCAGAGGTTTCACTGGAGGGACAGAGTATATGACTTGCGACAGCACTCTGGGCAACACAAACATTTCTAATCTTAGTGCGGATAATGTATCCGTTAATGCGAGTTTAACTGCTTCTAATATAAAAGTTTCTAATTTAATTCAAAGTGAGAATATATCAGTAAAACGAATAGACGTTGTTGGAATTGACTTCACAAATTCAGGCGATTTAAAATCATTTTTAGATGTAAATGCCGCTTCATTAAAGTGGATGCTAAAAAAATCTTTAGTATTTCATAAAGATACTGATACAGGACTTGCATTTTGTAAGATTGATTATGCCAGAAGTAATATCAATATAAGCAATTTATCGTGTGCCAATATCTCAACTAATTTACTAAACAACATCTCGGCAGGAGAGAATATAACTCTATCTACTGAGGCAGTCACAAACAAACTTGTCATCACATCAACCGGCGGTGGATTAAACTCAAGCAATTTAAGTCTTGATAATTTAAGTGTAGACGATATTAGTGTCCGAGAGGTTGAATATAGAAACAATCCAGCAGGACTGAAATCATATGTCAGTGTCAATAGTGGATCTGTTAAGCAATATAATCTTGCTTCTTGGGAGTTTAAAAAAGATGACGAATCAGGTATAACATTTATGAAAATAGATTATGCGGCAGAAAATATCAATATCTCTAATCTATCATGTGCCAATATCTCAACCGATTTACTAAACAACATCTCAGCAGGAGAGAATATAACTCTATCTACTGAGGCAGGAACAAATAAACTCGTCATCACAGGTCAGGGTGGTCTCAACTCAAGCAATTTAAGTTTAGATAATCTAAGTGTAGATCAGGGCATCACTACCGATACTTTAACGTGTGACCTAACGCCCAATTTAGTAGCCGGAGCTGGTGTGTCCATATCGAGTGTATCAAACAAACCAGTCATATCAGCAGTCAATAGTGTCACGGCAAATGTTCCAGTGAGTGATTTTATTGAGACGTTACAAATTATCCCATCAGGCACACTTCCATTTCCATCACAGGGTATAAATCAAGGTTCGCAACTTATCACTGCTTATGATTATCAAGGCGGTACACCATACTCATCATCAAACCTTTTCACGGTGAATACTGGCGATAAAATAGTCTTCAATTGGAAACAATCTGGGTGGAAACAAACCGCAGGAGCTCAATTAAGTTTCATTTGTTATTTAATCGCAGGGACAAACCCAGTCCCACAATCAGGAGATTACAAACAGGTCGGCAGGATATATCAGTATGTCTACCCACAGAGCGACCATGAAGAGATAAGCGGTTCATTCGTCTATTATGTAACAAGTGGATTTAGTTTCTACCGATCTCAAATAGAAGGCACAGGAGGTGTAGTGACACAGGGACAAGATTACGGAGCGGCAACGGCGACCGTATATAGGGCAACAGTTCCCAACAGCATTGTCGTGCCAGATTTAATTGACGCAACCAATATCAGTGTCGTGAATCTATCGGTCACTGGGGATATAACAACTCCGGCAGCAACCATCACCGACCTAACGATTGCTGGAGGAGGAACTTTTAATCATGATCTGATAGGTAGTATCACAGAGGGAGCAAATATGAGTATAGTTTCAGTAGCAAATAAGCCTCGTATAGGTCTTAATCCTGATATAAATATATCAAATATGAGTGTGGAGAATGTATCGATTGATGGTGATACTGATATGAGAGGCAAACTTACCGTAGGGGATATTGAGTTTAAAAATATAGGTTCTACTGCTGTAGTATCTTATCTTCAAACGAATATGCCATCCATGAAGTGGTTCTTGAATAAAACGATGGATTTTCGCAAAGATGATAATAATGGTATTGTATTTATGAAGTTGAACCACACTGTAGGAAACGTCAATATCTCTAATTTGTCTTGTGCTAATCTAAGTGTGGATAATATAACCCTTACCGGTGATTTAAATGTTAGTTTTGTAAACGCGAGTGACGTACATACAGAGGCACTTAACGTGAGCGGTTCTGCTGCCTTTTTAGCAGATGGCTTAACAGTTTTCGGTTCAACTACAACACAGAATATAAGCACGAATCATATAAGTTCAGGAGGATTTATTACAGCGGCAGGAGATATAAGAGCATCAGGAGGTTTTAGAGCACTTGGAGGATCAGGTATATACACAACTGGAGCAATTCAATTCAATAATGCTAATGATGGGACTGGTGATAGTTTAGAGATTTACTACACTGGTACTCAGTTTGGAATGGGAACTACAAGCGGTAAGGACTTTACGATTAACGCAGGATATAGTACAGGAGGATTAGTCGTAGACGGAACTATAAATAATATCAATATGTCTAACTGCTCTATTACTAATTTAAGTCTCGATACACTGACGTGTGACCTAACCAGTAATTTAACTGCTGGAAATAATATCACTATCAGCAGTGTCGGTGGGAAACCAACCATCTCTGCGAGTGGTGGTGGTGGTGGTGGTGTAACAGATCCATTAAACATATCCAAGCTCAACGCATCCAATATATCGGTTGATGTAGATGTAACTATAACACGAGATTTACAAGTTCAAAGATATTTAGACACTGGAAAACCGCGATTTATGATGTTGGCGAGGACAACAGCCCTCGCTCAAACCGGAGCAGGTGAACGAGTTATGCAGTTCAATACTAATTCAACAGCACAAGTAGGAGGGGAATTTGGTGTAACAAATGGCGGAGAGATACAAGTTACAACTGGCGGTTGGTATAGGTTGTCTTGGTCTATTGGATTTATAAGAGCAAGTGGCGGTGACAGATATTCATTCAGGTCATATAATATGACAAGAACGAATAGCGGAAATTGGACTTTCGTACAACTCAAAGATAGGATTGGGTCAATCGGTTACTGCCGCAGTGCCAGTTTAAATAGAGAATGTAATTCTGTTGGGACTGTGTTGCGATACATACCTCAAAATGGGTGGGTAAAATTAAATATAGGTGCCATGATACAAAGTTCAAGTAATTTCAGCAGTAGTTTCAACGGCACTAATTTAAGGGCATCATCAAACTTTATGGTTGAATTTGTTT